TGATGATTTCATTGATTTGTTGCATGTGTTATTCTCCTTTGTTTTTATCTTCGTCTTTTTCAAGCAAGCGCTGAAATGCTTTCAGGATTGGCTGGAAAAGAGTGATATTTCCTTTTAGTTTGCGGTAATTTTCAATCAGTGATTGAAAAGTAAATGCGATGTATCCGAGATAGATCGAGTACAAGAATGCGAAGCCTGTCTTTTCAGGCAAGAGTACTGACATCGGGATGAGGATCATCAGCAAGAGTACTCCTAAAACCTTACGAAGGAGGCCATTGATACCAATTTTACTCTTGTATTCAATATCAGGATTGGCAATAGCAGCAATTGTCCCTGTCAAGAAATCAATGATCTCCATTGAGACAATCAAAGCTAGAGCGTACAATACAAGTCCGTCCTCGGTCTTGACGACACTTCTTAAAAAATTGAAAAATTCGATTTGCATATACACCTCCTCAATCGTATTCTAAAAGAGGACGCATCTTATCCAAAATAATCGGATACATCCTCTTATTTCCTTCTGCTGTTGGATGTAATCCGTCACCCATAAATTTTGTACGGACGATTTCCAAGACCGGATTAAGCCCAGAGTCATTGTGCAGATCAACACACGGAACAGCATACAAGTCTGACACCTCTTTGACTGCTCGAGCATAGTCTTGTAACAAGTTTCCTTTACTGTTTCGAGTAGTCTGAGCATTTACCCAAGTTGTTCCACTACCTCTATAATAGCGTTTCAAAGGCGTCATAGTTATTACTTTAGCATTCGGGCGATTAGTTGCTATCCACTCTAAAATGTGCTTGTAAGCTCCATAAAAAGTGCTGGTTTCTGTATCGTCAATGGTTCCAAGCGTGGCATTATTCCCCCAATCGTTCGTGCCACCAAAAATGGTAACAATATCAGCGTCGGTTGGAATCGTTTCAAGTCGATCGACAAATGGTTTAAGCGTATCTGTCACATAGCTAGATGTACATACTGATGTTCCACCAATTCCAAGGTTGATAATAGTTGTTTCAATGCCATTATTTTTAGCCCACTGATCAATATAACGATGCCATTGCCAACCGTTAGCATTCACTCCCTCAGTAATAGAATCGCCAAGACAAGCAATTTTTTTGGTCTTAGTAGCTATCGAAAAGCTATTGAGAAATACACGACTAGTAGTATTATCATAATAGCCAAGTAGAACATAATTGGTATCTACAACATCCCCTGACGCAATTCTTCTTTGAGTTTTGTCCAGGACTATAAAACCTGCGTTGCCGCTCAATGTTACCTCATTTGCATCAATCCAGTTATCCTGTTTTCCAATCTTCACATTAATTCTTGGATATTTTAACATTTTAGTAGAGCTATCATAAATAATATTCCCTTGCGGTGCATAGATAATATTATCTGAGTATGTCGCAACTTCATCAGGGCTTACTGGTGTGGTATTATCTATTGTGAAATACCCATTAAATGTAATCTGAGGTCTTGTATGTTGAGGATTAAACACTGCACCAACAATAATATCAGTTGCTGCTGGATTGGCTGCAGTTTTCATCTTTTTAGTTGTAGTGTCTATAACAACCCAAGACGACGATGTTGGATAGGCTACAGTCTCTTTAGTAATTACATTTACTTTACCTTGCAAAAGATATGTATTATTACCAGTGATTTCAATGGTCTTGTTAGTGTTGTTGAAATTTACTGGCTTATCACCTGCAACGAAAGCAAAGGTATCATAAGGACTGACTGCCGAGGCTTGATATATCCCTCCAGGAATCCAGTCTGAACCGTTCCAGTAATTCCAGTTCTTATTGTCGGTTGTGATATAAGTTCCTGTGTCACCATTAGGTTTGGCTTGTTTTAGGTTCGCTAAATTGGAATACGTACCTTTTGGACTTGCCGAAGCCATATTCTGTAATTGAGCCGTAATCTTACCTGCGTCAGCTTTCCCACCTAATTGTGCATCTATATTTGCTAAGCGATCGTATAAGAAATTAAACGCACCTCTAGCCTGCGTCACTTCCATATTAGCATTACCGTCTTTTGAGGCATTCTCGTATGTAACTTCAAGAGCTTTGGCGATAGATTCTCGAACATCGGCGCCTCTTGTTTTTTTCCGAATTCCGTCAACTAATATGGCAATATTCTTAGTGTCTGGAAGAGGTGATGGGTCATCAAATAAATTCAAACGTCCTTCTGCTTCTTCTGTTGCCATTAATTACCTCCGATTTCTTTTTTTATTTTATTTATTTCTATTTCAATATTCCTAATCTTATCTGCATTTTCTGGCTTATTCTCACGCTTCAATTGTTCCAACTCGCTTGTTAAAGAGGTCAACTTCTCTTTTCTACGTTCGATTTCTTGGTTCACTTTGACTCGCTCAATTGATTCAACTGCTTCTTGAGATTGTAGTTGATAAGCAGATAGCGATTGAGACTTAGAACCAATAACCAAATCGACACTTTGAGGATTTAGGATATCAATCTTTTTCTCGATAATTTGCAAACGCTCAATTCCTGAAAGCGGAGCGTTCAAAATTGGATGTGTATTGCCGATTTTGAATTTAACATACCTTGAGTCAATTAGGTATCTTTCTACAGCTGAAACCGTCCATTTTGCAAGGGCGATTTTTTGATTTTTAAGGTATTGCAAACCTCGATTTTTCAAGACCTGAGCATTATCAATTTCTGTCCAAATTACAGGTTTTCGAATGATCCCAAATTTAGCAACTAATTCCGGATCTTCAAGCCATATTCTGCCACCATTTACTGATGAAATATCAATCTGTTTCCTGGTCACATCAGAGCCTTGTTCTTCCTTGTTATCATTGATTTGGTTTTGACTATTCTTCTCATCCGCTCCAATCGGCATGATTTGAGTAGCTATCCCATCAAACGAAATCTCACGAGAAGCTGATTTGATATTCCTCCCAAGCTGGATAGGTGCATCTTGATTTTTACCAATAGATGAGGTCCAATCGAGATAGAAACCATCAGATTCTCTTCTTAAAGTAAGATATCCACCAATATTAGATATAATTCGGTCTCTGATTGTATCCCAAGTTGATTCATATCCAAGATAGCGCCAAGGCTTGTCTGTCAAACTCTTGACCGTGACAGTTCCAAGATGGATTTGCTTGTAATTTTCCACTTGCGCATTATGCTGATTCAAGATTTCTCTCATGTATGCTTCAGCGCCAGTGTTTTTAAGTTTTTGATAGTGTTGTGTACTGTCGTGGAAAAATGAAAGAAAATCCTCGCATACAACTTCTTGAACGAATCCTGTACTAGTCATTTTATTTGAAATAGTTAAAACTCTACCTTCGAACTCAATTTCATCATCGTATAGATTAACTACCTGAATGATAGATTGAAAAGGGATGATTTTTTGATACAAATCATTTTGCATCGGAAGCACGAAAGTGAACTCATTAATTGCATTCTGCGCTTGCTTGATAGATCCTGAAAGGATTTTGTTGCCTTTACGAGAATACGGACTGTGAACGACCTTCTTTCTGGTAAAATCGGTATCCGATAACATTTCTCGAAAAGAGTTCCAAAAATATACTTCAAATCCACCATTCTTCATGCCATCACCTCTGCATTAAATCTTAATGAAATCGTTCCATTGCCTTTTGCAGTAAAACGGTTAATACCTGGTTTCACAGAAAGGACGAAATCTACATTTTCACCCTTCTTAAACTTGTATGTTTTACCTTTCTTATCGATAAGGCTGATGTCGCTGGTGCAGATAACTGTCGGACTAACTGAAGTATCACCGCCATTCACAAAGTAAATTTCTTTTTGACCATTGATATTCCATTTGGTCCAATTTGAAAAATCATTCTCGAAGTCGAATGTATCCCAAACATCATCGAAGTAATTATCAACATGAAATGCAAAAGGGTAGCAAATAAAGACAATTGTAGCAATCAAATGTTTCTTCAAAGGTACATCTGTTACTTTGATGCTCTTGACCTTCCCAAGCCAGTAATAACGCTTGTCGTGCGTGTCAAATAACTGGCTTTCAGATTTAGTCGTCATACTGGATTTTATGAACCGTTCCGCTACTTTTCTATCAGGATAATCCTTATTTGGTAACTTGAATTCATAAGTAATTTCTCGTCTATCAAAGAAGACTTCTCCGAGTACGTCAGAGAAGTCTAAAACACCTTGTAGATAAGGGATCTGCTCCACAATCTCCTTTTTATCAGGAGTAGGGGCGTCCCTACTTTGAAGATACCAACCGGCATCTTTGCTATTAAAATCACCGAATTGGATATATTCCTTAATTTGAGTAATCATAATCGATGCCGTCCTTTCAATGTTTGAATATTCCCTACTGCTTCATCGTAAGCATAAGCGGTACCACCAATGAGTGCTCCAGTATCCAAAACCATTGTCTGACCTTGTGCTACTTGCTCTCTCAATTCTGATAAGCTATCAATCACATCTGACAATAGACTTGCTGAATGAGCAATATAGGCTTCTTGTCTGCTAGATGTTTCATCAATAGGCGTCTTGCCTCTCAATGTCTCAACCTTCAATTGGCTTGACATAGTAGCGGTCGCTCCTGTCAAAAGATTCTTCGATTTCAGACTAAAATCGTTGACATGGTCACGGATTGCATCTAAACGAGATGTAACACTGTTCATTGATGAATCAAGGCCATCTGAAATTCCTAGACCGATTTGCCAGCCAATGCTTGAAGAGTCATCTGCAATCACATCCTGGATACTCTCTGCCATGGTTGAAATGTTATCCATGACATTTCTCCAACCAGTCTGAATACCTTGATTCAAACCAGCCATAAGCGCAGCACCGTTCTCAATAAGTAACTTTCTATCATACGAAACAGGCCCTTTATGCGCCTTAATCCATGCAGCCATATTTGAAACGCTAGATGTAATACTAGACCATCCGGCATCAATACCAGACTTCAAACCAGCCATGAGAGCAGCACCATTTGAATAAAGGTTTACACCTTGACCGATTTGGGCAAGGGTGTTATTTGCGGAGTTCACAAATCCTTGAGTTGTAGTAACCAGTTGCTGACCTACTGATGTCCACGCTGAAACCATTTGATTCCCATTATTTCTCACGCTGTTAACAATCGATATCATACCATTGTTAACAATAGCAAGGATCTGAGCCATGGTTGATTGCATGCTTGTAATCATAGTGGTTCCTGCGGTTTGAATTGCAGTCACCATTTGAGCGCCTGCCGTTGCTATACCCGTGGTCGCCCCTGACATAGCTGATTGAATACCAGTCCCTAACGCTACGATACTTACTTGTGCTGTTGATGCACTCGCTCCTAAGCTTGCTAATGCACTATTCGCACTTCCGGCTTGAGCATTGAATGATGCCAAACCTGTACCTGCCATCATTGTTGCTGGAGCTATCGTCATAAGCATGGCATTAAATTGTGTGACTATTGATCCAAGCCCCGTAAGTCCAGTTAACGAACTTTGAACATTAGATCCAAAAGCAGTCATTGACGATACTGTAGACGTCAAAATATCTGGTAAACCAGTTAATGAAGAAGTGAACGAAGTTAGTAAAGCCGGTAAAGCTGTTAATGTTGATTGCAGAATTACAGTAGCTTGACTAAACATCATCATTCCACTGCTTAACATTGTCATACCCTGACCTGCTGTAGCCAGACCTGCCCCTTGTGATGCGATAGCGCCTAAACCTGTAGCGGTTGCAGCAAGTGACGCACTTAAATCAGCTAAGCCTGTATTAGTGATCATTACGACACCTTCGGCCAAAGATTTAAAACCAAGGCCTGCATTTAGAGCGGCATTGCCTATGCTATCAAAAATTCCAGCTACACCGTCAAGAACATTTCTGATAGCTGAACCAAACGACTCGACCACACCGCCAGCGCTCTCTAAGATTGAGCTGACTTGTTCGCCAAACGTTTTTAGCAAATTTGTCAAGCTATCAATGATAGGACTAACCTGAGAGAACATATCACTAAACGATGAAACAATATCTGCAATTGACGGAGCAATCGCAACTACCATTTCAGTTATAGCTGGAGCAAACGGAGCAATCGCTTCAACGATTTGAACGATAGCGTCAGCTATAATTTGAGATACTGAGACGAACGCATTACTTATAATCTCAACAATCGGAGTCACTGCCGTGGCAATTCCTGAAATGGCATCTCCCAAGGCAGTAATGAATGGTGCTGCCGCTCCCATAGCTTCCCCAAATGCAACGACAAGAGGAGAGAGTTGAGCTAAGGCGCTTGTCACGTTTGGAAGGACCCCTGAAACCGTAACAATAGCATCGGCAAATGCTCCGATGATAGCAGTAGCAACCGTAGAAAATGCCTGTCCTACTGCGTTAATGATAGTAGCTACACCTTCACCTTGACTAGCTATGAGGCTCAAACCTGCAGCAATAATAGCAATACCAGCACCAATACCGACCGCTGCAATAGCAACTGCTCCGCCAAGCGCTAGGATATTTCCCATCCCTGCAGTTTTCAATGCAGCTCCAAAGGCTTTAATAACTGGCGCTAATCCAGAGAGGGCTATTTTGATACCTTGGCCAATCCCTGTAGCAGCCGTCTTGATTGCTGTTCCTGTTGTTTTGATGATATTAGCCAATCCGTTAAAAATCTGGGTTACAACGCTTTTGGATTTCGTTGCACCTTTTACAACTTCGTCTGCTCCTTCTTTTGCACCTTTAGCAAATAAGCCAAACGGATTGAAACTTTTTAGGAAGTTAAAGCCTTTAAATGCTAGGATTGCCCCTCCAACACCTGTTATCAGCCCCTTCCAAACGTCCGCACTAATTGATTGAGTTAATTTTGAAATCCAACTTACAATCACTGAAATAGCATTTACAACCTGACCAGCGGCTGCGCCTACGATATCCCAAGGAATTGCATCTCCCAATTTAGTCGCAAGATCTAAAGCTGCATCCGTCAAGTCTTTAAAAGCTTGATAAGCGTTCTTGATTGCTCCTGTATTCTCAAAGGCTTCTAGTGCAAACTGAAAAGCCATAGCTAAATTTTGGATGATAACATTCACTGTTTGAATGATATTCCCTACCCCTTGAATAACATTGCCAAATCCATTGGACTCGCTTGTCAATTCTTCAAAGAGTGACTGGATTGTCACGACTACATCTCGAAAAGTGTCCTTAAATGAATCAAATACACCCTCGTCAACTCCTATCGACGTGAACAAGGACTTAAATCCTTCTTCAATCTTAGGACCAGCCTCTGCCATTGCTACTTCAATCGCATTAGGAAGCTGACGCATGATATTTCCTACCATTGGCACGAAATTGCCTAAAAGGAAGGTTGATGTAGTAGAAATGAGTGTCTTCAGAGATGGACCAATATCTTCGCCAAGTGAGAGGTTTGCCAAGAAATTAGATGCAGAAGCCTTCATTGCAGAGAATGAGCCACTAAAAGTAGTTTCAGCTTCTTTTGCTGCAACTCCCGCAACTCCCAATTCTTGTTGAACCAGGTCAATGGCTTCTACGATATCGGCAAAGTTGTTGATATCAAATTTCTTACCCATCGCTTTTTCAAGTTTGCTGGCATCTTTAAGAAG